GTCGCACTGTGAGGTGGGGTGCGACGATCCCTGCACATCTCTTCATCCTACACTTCACCACGTGCTGTAAAGCACGTGGGACGTAGGACAAGGCAGACGTACAGGCCGGACCAAGGTCCGGAACCGCGTCCGAGGAGGATAAAACGACAGGGTCGAAGACCTTGGCCGGGATATCCCCGATGGGCGCGACAGCATGGACGATCCTAATGTCCCAATCCTTCGGCTCCTTGTTCAGAGGAGGATAAGGATCCTTTCCTTTCTTGTGCCCACCAACAATGGAGAAGCTCAACTCCGCGAAGACGCCGCCCGTAGGCGAGACAAACGACTTATCCTGATTGACAACAAAGCCAACCAGGGGGGCCGCCGCCTCGTACCGGGTGATCGTGTCCAGATTACTGTACCCGATCAGGTCGTCGCCGCAGAGAGAGACTTCCCCTTCTGCCTCTGCGATGGCAGCAGCAGCTTCGGCCTCCGTTCGGAGACCGGGATGCAACGCCAAGCAGTAACAGAAGAAGTTGGTGAGATTCAAGATTGTCCAGGATAACGGAGAACCCATCAGGATCCCCCTAGTTTGGAGACGCGAGGCGTCCCCTACTAGGTGGGGGCCAAGGACGCGCTGGAGTGTCGACCGGAGGTTGGGAGCGAACCCCCAATACTCTAGGACTTCTCCAGCGACGGCGATGGCCACGTCCTGATGAAGGTTATCCGTGGCCGCGGAGAGATCAGACGAGTAAACCCGTCGATTTCTCCGCGGTCCCTTAACAACCCTCCGAACCGCGGAGAGCTTGTCTCCAGAGATGGAGTCCTTGACCGGACCCCACCTCTCGAGCGCTCCCCAGAAGATGTCGCGGAGGTAATGAGCGGTCACGAGTTCGTCAACCTCATGACATGAGACAGGGCGGGTTTTGCCACCCTTCTCTTGTATGATGGTTGTACGAACCCGATAGGGCTCATCCGCGGCAGAGACACGGTGGACGGCTTTGGTCAACTTCGCGGCATCGCAAAGAAGCCCCTGGAGGACCGTCTCTCCCTTTCGGGGAGACGGGGCTCCATCTAGGACTTCCGGACGGGTGCCGCAAAGCTGGTCCAAAACCCGCTCACCGATCTCACTGGTAACTTGGATCTCGGGTGTTTCCACCCGGGCCCAGGCGAAGTTCGAACCGCCTTGCCGGACCCGATGGGAGAAACAAGCACTAGTGCTTGTCCTACCAGAAGGGTTCGGCGCGGTAGGTCCGTTCCTCGCCGCCCAGGCGCGTGCAAGACAACGAAATTGCCTTAACACAGCCGGGGTAGTTACCGGTTCTTCCGGGGGGCAGATCGTGTCCAGATAGTCGGCGGCCACTCCTCCCAACCAGTCCGCAGGACAGATTGGAAGAGAGCGAGCCAACCGAGCAATCTGGGAGAATCTCGTCCGCTCCCCTGGCCCTCTCGAATAGGAACCAAGCCCGAACCAAGGTTCGAGGCGATGGTTACCAAGCCGAGAGTGCCGCTCGGAGCCCAAGGCAACGGTCCTGCAATAGTGGGACAACCCCTTGAGCTCCGAAAGGAGCGAGCGGTATCCTCTTGTGCTCCACACGGACAAAGTCCAATGGAGCACAGATACGATACGAGCTCTCCGTGCCTTCTGGCAGACCGCAC